CAAAATCAAACGTTCCCTCAACATCCACAGTTGTGCCCAGATCGACAAGGATATCCCCTGAGTAGTAGTAAGGATATACAGCCGTGTAAACGCTTTCGCAGTTCTGGTTCTGCTTCAGCGAAACAAGGTTCTTGCCGTAGCGGATAGTAAATCCTCTGTCCGTCCCTCGTGCGTTTTTAAGCTCGATTCTGAAGCGGTCAAAGATATACTCACCCCCGCCGAAAGAATCCAAAATAGACCCTCTCACGCCGCCTAAAAGGGATTTAAAAGAGGACGGCTTTTTAACCCACATCGTGCTTGTGGTAGTCTTGTCCGTGGCGAAGGTAAACTGCGGGATTGCAGGCTTTGCATTTGCTTTCATCGTGGCAAATGAAGCCGCAACTGTTCCCGCAGAAAATGGAGTGACAACTACCCCAGACAGATCGGAAGAAACGTGCCTTGCGGAAATTGAGACAATGCCGTCCATCGGGCGGCTAATTGAGTAGATGCGGAAGGGCTGTGCCTGCATATACGGATTCGGTTTCGCTAGGATGATCATGTGATCATCCAGATCCGCATAATGCTGGCCGTCAACGGGATAATCCATTTCAAACTCGTATTCGCCGTTGCGTTCTTCGTGAACGTTTGGATTTATGCAGTCAGACAGCTTTCCAAGACCGTTGGTCGTAAAATTTATTTCGTCTTTCGGATAAAGAATAGGAATCATTTTACAACCTCCAGAATTTCGGAACGATCTTGCACGATGTTATGCCGCTAGTCCATGTTATCATGTTATCTCCCGGCTGAAGCAGAGGGAACGCCGCCAAAGTAATTACGTTGTTTTTATTCGTACTTCCATAATACGCATCTTCTATGTCGGAATCAATAATTATATTTCCGCCAATGTTGGAAATATTCACAATATAATCACCCACATGCAGAACGGCGGCACCCGTCCCGGCAATAATGATCTTTGGCTTTGCGGCATAGCTTGTGGGATTCCGCAGAATGCCGCCCTTCTGCATGGTGTATTCCTTCTGCCCTACAGTCAGAAATCTCTGCGGCATAGCGTCAAACACAAGCTCCGCTTCCCCGCCATACCACGCCTGCTTCATAACCTCAGACGCATCACCTGTAAAGCGTGCAAGCCGGAAGCAGTCCTTGTCCACATCATCCTTCAAAACCGCATAGCCCGAAACATTGAGCCATTCCAGAAGCCTGTGCAGGATGTTGTCATAACCGAATTCACGGCTGACTAACGCCATCGTGTAGGTGATCCTCACATTCTGATACGACCCTAGATCCATTAACAGGTCGCCGTTTCTGCCCGGAACGTGTACCTTTTCAATGTCCTTCTCAGGCACTTCCTTTTTCGGATATTTGAACACAACTAGAAAACAGTCAGATGAGAGCCGCCCGTTAAATTCAATTAAGCCCATACAGCAACCCTCCTATCTGTAAGCGTCTGAATCCGTTCCATAACAGCGTCAGCAAGCTCTCTAACGCTCATAGTTTCAGAACCGTACACATTTACAGTGATTTCGCCATAACCGTCCTGAGAGCCGTTTAAGCGGCTTGCTCTGCCGTCCACAGATGCACTGATAGGTATGTTCAGATCATCAATACCGTCTTTTGCCGCATCCATGATCTGATTGACTGCCGTACCGATTTCATCAATAGGAGCATTTTTCTCGATACCTATTGCCATACCTTCCATCATCATTTTTCCGACTTTATCACGGAAAACTGTTGACGGTGAATGCATTCCAAGCAAACCTGTTACCGCATTTAACGCCGCTGAAGCCGCAGACCTCGCCGCATCAACTACTCTGCCAATACCGTTCCGAATACCGTTGCCAATACCTTCAATGATATTCGATCCGATAGACAGCCAGTTCTGACCCTTAAATGCGCTTGCGATCTCTGAAAAGATTTTCGGTACAGTCGCAACCGCTTTCGGAATCCCCTCGATGATTCCCGCCGCAAGCTTTGCGATGATCTCAATACCTTTTTCAAGTATCTCTGGCAGATGTTCCCCGATTGTCGCAAGCAGTTTTGCGATTACTTCCGCAATTGCCGAAACGATTGCGGGGATGTTCTGCGTGATCCCCTTTGCAGTGTTCTCTATCAGCTTCATGCCTGCATCAAGCATTTTCGGGAAAGCTTCCATCAGTGCGGCAAGGATCTTTGTTATGATCTCACCAACGCCCTGAATGATGTTGGGCAATGCCTGCAGGAATCCGACTCTGAGATTGGTTATCAGTTCAACGCCCTTTGAAAGTATCTGCGGACCATAGGTTGCAATTGTGCTGATTAACTGCGTTATAACGTTGCTCAGTGCGGAAATGACATTCGGCAAGCCGTTTGTGATCCCGCTTGCAAGATTCTGGATAAACTGGATGCCCGCCTGCAATACCTGCGGAACAACCGCAAGAATAGCCTGCAGTGCTTGATTCATTCCCTCGCCAACTGTCGTTATGAATCCGCTAATACCGCCCTGCCATCCTTGCCCAAGCTGAGAAACAAGCTGTGTGCCTGCTTCAAGCAGAACGTTCCACAGTGCTTCAAGGATGCCCGGAATAGCTGAGGCAAGCCCCGTAACAAGCGCCCCCACAGCTTCAAGAAGCGGCGGCAATAACTGTTCAATTACGCCCGGAATTCTTTCCGCAAACAGCGGAGCCGCCTGCCCGATAAATTCAGCAATACCTTTGAGCGCCATTTCCACACGTGGGATCACATTTGCAAGCAATCCGCTTCCTTCTGATCCATCACCGAAAATAGACTCAACTAAGCCGTCTATCGCTTCATACAAGCCTTCGTTATCTGCTAAATGTGTAAGAACATTATCCCAAGCCGCACTTGTCGCATTTGCGGCTCCTTCAATAGTATACATTGCCTCTTTTGCAGTGGTTCCAGTGATGCCCATGTTTTCCTGAACTGTATGGATTGCATCAACAATATCAGCAAAAGATTCTATGGTAAGATCAGTCGTTTCACCCTGCGCATGTCTGATTCTGTTCGCATCCTCTATCAGGCGTTCCATTTCTGATTTTGTGCCACCATACAAATATGTTCGCCATAGTTCGCTACTCTATGACCGTCCTTTCGGACTGCTTCATGTTTCCATGAAGTTCAGACTATCTCTTGAACTGCATTTTGCAGAACCCTCGCACTTCCACCCGCTTGGGTGTACTCTACTCCCTTCCACATCTCTGTGTGGTTTCGATAGTCGTTACACCTTCATACATTTTTACAATATTCGAATCTGTATCCTCTCATTTTGCCCCGTTTTCCTATCTCTCCACTTTTAAGCATCAAGGTCAGGTTCCCTTGGGTACATCCGAAGAACACAGCCGCATCTGCGATTTTATTGAAATACATAACTTTTTCGATGTTCCCCCATGCTATATGCCCACCACCACGGGGATTTCTTTCTTCCAGATAATGCGTAACCTTTATCCTTTCGCTTCTTACTCCTATCGTTTCAAATCTCGAATTGTTTTCAGAGTAAGAAGCCCATCGCAGATTCTTTAACGCATTATTTTGTCTGTTCCCGTCCTTGTGGTCGATACAGGGTTTATTTTCTGGATTCGGTATGAAAGCTTCAGCAAGTAGCCTGTGGATTGTGACTTTCTGCGATTTATTATCTTTGTAAAGATCAACTGTCAGATATCCGTTCGCGGGATTCACAAAAGGCTTTTTGATTTTTCCTGTGCTATCGTTCCTTACCTCTCCATTTTTGTTAATCGAATAGTTTGTGTTTCTGCTTATTTTTCGCCATTCCATACTGCTTCACCTCGTATTCATAAATTTTAATTTATTATACTACAAATGAAGCAATATTGTAAATATGTATGCTTGGCACGGTATTGTCTTACGCTATCAGCGCAAGAGTTTCACCGTTTTCACGAGGTTTTAACTGAGCAATGGTGTTGCGTCTACCCAGTTTTAAGTTATCAAGCATAGTGTAATTTTGCTTTGCAAAACCCTGATATGCATTTTGAATGGATTCTATATTAGTACCCATTTTATTCGCATTATCAGACATATCGCGCATTGCAACATCAGCTTCATTTGCGGCGGCTGTTGTATCATCTATGGAATTATTCAGGGCGGCGGCAATGCCCATAACGTTATTAAGATACTGATTTGCAGACATTCCGGCAGTCTTATATGCCTGATCTGCGTTATTTAGAACAATGCGCTGTCCGGTTGTCAGTTGCCCCCATTCTTGAGATACATCATCAACGGCTTTCCCTTGAGCATCAGCATACTCCTGCAAGCTTTGCCCGCCTATACCAAACAAGGTTTCAATACCGCCAACAAGCTGTTCGTATTCCTTATAATGACCGACGGCTTGCGATGCCATGTCCGCTAACGCAGAAACGGCACTCTTCGCGCCATCTATAGCCGCGCTGAATCCTGCGCTAATTACATCTGCCGCCAGAGTGCCTTTAAAAACATCACCAAAGGATGTTGCTTTATCTTTCGATTCGTCTATTCCATCATTAAATTTTGATGTGTCTAGGCTCAAAGTCGCCTGAAGATCAAAAAGATTCATACTCATTTACTCATCAAACCCGCAAGCCCTTTCTTTATATGTTCCTTAATTTCTTCTGCGCTTCTGGTTTCTACTTTCCCCGGATTGAGCAATTCCTGCAGACTTACAGTAATTTCACTCCCCCCGAAAGCGTGGGCTATATTATTTGCCGTTATTCGGGTCGTTTCAGCCGTGTAAACTCTGCAAACATATTCTTCTTCGTCTTTCTCAATGAAAGCCCTCAGAAACGCTAAAAACGGCCTTAATCGCCGTCTGTCGCCTTGGTACTGTCCGTAGCAGAGCCAGAAACAACGGATCCGTCTTTCTGACCCTGCGGCGTAAAAAGCATGATCACCTCCGG